TACGAAGCCGCCAAGCCAGACCGTACCCGCAAGTTTCACCGCGACACCGGTGGCCCAAATATACAAGTTGCCCAAGGCGCTGTGGCCATCCGCAACCAGGCACGGCACCTGGAACAGAACCACGACATCTCACGCGGCATACTACGCACGCTGATGACCAACATCGTTGGTCCCAAAGGCATTGGCATCGAGCCGCAGCCACGCACCAAAGATGGCAAAATCCACAAGGAATACGCCGCTGCACTACTGGAGGCCTGGCGCGACTGGCAAACAAAACCTGACGTTACCGGCCAATACCACTGGACTCGCATCCAGCGCATGTTGGTAAAAACGTGGCTACGCGATGGCGAAGCGTTCGCGCAGCTGCTCACCGGGCCAGTGCCAATGCTTGATCACGGCACTCGAGTACCCTTTTCGCTGGAAATTTTCGAGCCGGATATGGTGCCGTTCTCGTTAAACGACACCCGCCTGGGAATTCGTCAGGGCGTGGAGCTCAACGCGTGGGGAAAACCCCGAGCGTACTGGGTGCACAAACAACACCCCACTGACGGCATCGTGATGATGTCCAGCAACAGCGTAAAGCGCATTCCCGCTGAAAAAGTACTGCACATCACATCGACCGATCGTATCGGGCAGATTCGCGGCATTTCCGAATTCGCCAGTGTCATCACGCGCCTGGAAGACATCAAGGATTACGAGGAGTCCGAACGGGTAGCCGCGAAAATTTCCGCCATGCTGACGGCCTACGTTAAGCGCGGCAACCCCGAAATGCTAGACCCCGACACCCTGCCCCGCGACAGCGAAGGCAACATTGCGCCCCGCGAGATCAGCATGCAGCCAGGCACGATTGTTGACACTCTGGAAGTCGGCGAAGAAATCGGCCTGATTGACTCCAAGCGTCCTAACCCAAACTTGATCACATTCAGGCAGGGCCAGTTGAAAGCCTTGGCGGCCGGTGTAGGTGCGTCATACAGCACTATTGCCCGGGACTACAACGGCACATTCAGTGCCCAGCGTCAGGAACTGATCGAGCAATGGGGTAACTACGCGACCCTAACCGATGAGTTTGTGGGCAACGTGATACAGCCCGTTTGGGAAGCCTTCGTTCGCGCCGCCGATCTGTCTGGCGTGGTGCCCATGCCCAAGGGTCTGAAAGAAAACTCCGCAAACGATGCGCTCTATATAGGCCAGTCCATGCCTTGGATTGATCCGTTAAAAGAAGCCAACGGCTGGGCCACTCTGGTGCGCGCTGGATTCGCCTCTGAAACCGAAGTAATGCGTAAGCGCGGAGTCAACCCGCTGGACGTGCTGGATCAAATCGAGAAGTTCCGTAACGACGCCAAAGAACGCAATCTGGTATTTGATTCGGATGCAGCTTGGAAAGTGATTAGCGAGAACATTTATAGCGAGGAGCCCGAGCAGCCCTAAAAGTTGCGACATTTCATATCTAAAAATGTCGCACAACCTCTGAGAAGCTGGCAGCATCCAAAAACATAGGGTGCTGTCATGCCTCAACCTAAGCACAACCCATTTTCCATCAAAGCCCTTGCCGACAATGCCACTGAAATTTTCATTTATGGCGACATTGGCGACAGCTGGGACGATGAAAGCACCACCGCTGCCGTTTTCGTAAAAGAGCTCGCAGCCCTCGAAACCGGTGCAATCACCCTGCGCATCAACTCCCCCGGCGGCTCCGTTACCGATGGTATCGCCATTTACAACGCCCTCAAGCGCCACCCGGCGCCGGTCACCGTTGAGATTGACGGCATTGCAGCAAGCATCGCCAGCCTGATCGCCATGGCAGGCGACACCGTGAACATGGCCAGCAACGCCCTATTCATGGTTCACGCACCCTGGGGCATGAGTGTCGGCAACGCTGCCGATCTGCGCGACATGGCAGACGTGATGGACAAGTTCGCCAGCGCAATGGCCGCCGCCTACGCAGACGGCACCAGCAAACCAGCCTCTGACTTTCTGACGCTAATGGCCGATGGCAAAGACCACTGGTTTACCGCTGCAGAAGCAGAAGCCGCCGGTTACGTTAACCAGGTAACCGAAGCCCTGCCGATTGCCGCCAGTATTGAAAAAACCTTCGATTTAACCCGCTTCCCGAAATTCGCAAAGCAAACCACCATCGCGGTTACCGCCGCACTCGAAACTGAGGAAACAGCTATGCCTGATCCCGTAAAAAAGCCGGTGGTAGAACCGCAAGCTAAGGCCCCCACCGAGGCCGAAATTCGCGCCACGATGCAGCAGGAAGAAACCTCCCGCCGCGAAGGCATCAACGCCAAGTTTGGCATGTTCAAAGGCCGTGAAGACCTGGCCGAACTGAAAGCCGCTTGCCTGGACGACTTCAAAATCTCAGCAGCTCAAGCCGGTGAAAAGATCCTGGCCAAGCTGGCGGAAGGCTCCGAGCCGATTCAGGGCCGCGTAACCGGGGTTGAAGACGAGCGCGACGTGAAACGCGCCGCTGCAGTTGAAGCCATTCTGGCCCGCGCCGGCGTTGCCGGCATCAAAGCCGATCGCAATAACCCGTACCGTGGCCACAAGATGCTGGATATTGCCAGGGATTCCTTGGTTGCCTCCGGCACCAACACTGGCGGCATGGACCAGATGAAAATCGTGGCCAGTGCCTTTACCCAAGGCACCAGTGATTTTCCGATGATCCTTGAAGACGCAATGCACAAAACACTGCAGGCGGCTTACGCTTCCGCTTCTGATACCTGGTCACGTTTCTGCGCCACCGGCTCTGTGAGCGACTTCCGAGCACACAGCCGCTACCGCTTAGGTAGCCTGGGTAACCTTGATCGCCTGAACGAGCACGGCGAGTACAAGCAAAAGGCAATCCCAGATGCTGAAAAAGCCAGCATTCAAGCCGACACCGTTGGCAACATCATCTCACTGACCCGCAAGGCGATCGTGAATGATGATCTAGGCGCATTCATTGGCCTGTCCAACATGCTTGGCCGTGCTGCAGCCCGCACCATCGAAGCGGCGGTATACGCACTGCTGGCGGAAAATAGCGGCAAAGGCCCAACCATGGACGATGGCAAAAGCCTATTTCACGCTGACCACAAAAACATTGGCGCTGCTGGCGCTCTGTCTGTCACCACCCTGGAAGCTATTCGCGTTTTGATGGCTGGCCAGATGGACATTGGCGGCAACGACTTCCTCGACCTGCGCCCGGCTAACTTGCTGGTGCCGATGGGGCTTGGCGGCACTGCCCGCGTGATCAACAGCGCTGAATACGATCCCGATACCAGTGGAAAGATGCAGCGCCCGAATATGGTTCGCGGCCTGTTCGCTGATGTAATCGACACCCCACGCCTGGCCGGTACCGGTTTCTACACCTTTGCTTCTCCAACTGAGGCGCCGGTGATTGAAGTCGCGTTCCTGGACGGCAACCAGTCGCCCTACCTCGAAATGCAGCAGGGCTTTGACGTAGACGGCACCAAGTACAAAGTGCGCCACGACTTCGGTGTGGCAGCTCTGGACTACCGTGGCGCAGCCTACAACGCAGGCGCATAAGGAGAACTGACATGGCTACAAATTTCGTTCAGCCGGGTCAGGTTCTGACCCTTACTGCACCGTCTGGCGGTGTGACCTCTGGCTCTGGCTACCTGATCGGCGCCATGTTTGTGGTGGCCCTTCACAGCGTCGTGGCAGGTGAGTCTTTCGAAGGCCAGCTAACAGGCGTATGGAGCCTGCCGAAAACCTCAGCACAAGCGTGGACAGAAGGCGCCGCGCTTTACTGGGATGGCAGCAAGGTAACCACTGCCGAATCCACCAACGCTCTGATTGGTCACGCTGTATCTTCTGCGGCTAACCCGTCAGCCACAGGCCTGGTGCGCCTCAGCGCCTAACCAGTGGTCTTTTCCAGCGCCTTGCAATGCAGGGCGCTGCATAAAGCCCACTTACCGGCACGAGGTACCCATGAACCGATACCTGCTAATAAGACAACTTAAGCGCCACGAAGGCCGTCGGCTGCGCCCATACCGCGACACGGTGGGCAAGCTGACGATCGGTTATGGCCGAAACCTTGAAGATGTAGGCATCAGCAAAGACGAAGCCGAAATTATGCTTGGCAACGATATAGACACTGTTGAGCGCCTGCTTGCCGGCGTTGACGGTTACGACAAACTAAACGCAGAGCGCCAAACTGTTGTAGCCAATATGGCGTTCAACATAGGGCTAA